GATATATGTTTCACGAAAGCGTTTTTCGACTGGTTCGCAAGGAGAAAATCGGGGAAGCGGTAGTTGACAGCGCCCGACATCCATTCTCCCGTCGGAGGGCGCTTGACCGTCAACTATTTGTGAAATACGTGTTTGACGAATAGATGACACGATTCTTTTTTCTGCTGTGTTCCTGCTCTCGCAGGCTTCAAGCGTTGGGAAGCATCATTTTAATTAAATATAGTGCATTTTAAAATAAAGTGCAATTCGTGAGTTTGTCTTACGGATTGCACTTTTTTTGTGCATTAAAAGAAAGAGTTGCAACGAGTCAAGGCCTGCGTTAGCAGTGCATTTTAGCCTTGACGCGCCACGACTCAAGACAATTTTGAGCTTTGGGGATTGCTCCCAGAGGGTGGGAATCCCCTTGTTTACCTTAGTCAAAAAGTAGAAGAAAAGAAGAAAGTAGAGGAAAGAAGAAAAATGGAAAAAAGTACTAATTTTGAGATGTTTGTTGAAGCAAAGCACTATATTGATAAGCACCATGCAGACAACCCAATTGATTTTGTTATCAATGGATATATTTTCTATTACATGTCTGGTCGGTTTCCTAATGCTTTAATGCATGATGTTTGTAATGTTGTTGAAGCGTTGAGAACACATTATATTCATGAATTCTGTGTTATTGATAAAGATTTGTCTGATGATGATGAGGAATTGCCTTTTAATTAATGTCGTTTGATAAGCTGATATATGAAACGTCTGCATCATTTTTCTATGGACTTATGTCGTTCGGTGAGCGCTTTATTATAACAGTTCGTATCATATAGCCCCCCTGGATTTCGGGGAAGGGGGCGCGATTGTTCTTCTTAGTGCCTGCTTTTTGGCACTTAGAAGTAACACGCTGGGGATTAGGAATGGTCCCACTGGTACACCTTAAGGAGATTAGAAAATGAGAACTATTCACGAAAGAGTAGCTGTGTTGCCACTACTTGACAATGGCAACACTTCGCAGTCACTTTTTTAAAAAATGATTGGCTATAATGTCAAAATACAAGAATTTCATAATGGTGAAGTAAAGTTTTCTATTTATCCGGAGGGTATTAATTATGTACCAGATGAGTTCAAATCTTATATTGAAAATGAACGTATAGAACGACGGCTTCAAGAGTCGCAGGATTCATATATATATAATCCATTTACTGAAAAGATTGAAAAGCTCAAAGAGTTTGAATCAGCAGAGATTGAAGCGCAGAGAAAAGCACACTCTCAAAGAGTTTCGGTCACACGGTCAAAAAATAAGATACATGATCTTGCAAGGTCTGAAACATGGGAATACTTTGTAACGCTAACATATGACAATTCAAAAACCGATAGGTATGATTATAATGCTTGTTTAAAAAAATGCCGTCAATGGCTTAATAATCAGCATAAACGCTATTCGCAGGATTTAGCCTATATCTTTGTGCCAGAGAGACATAAAGATGGTGCGTACCATTTTCATGGACTTGTAGCTAATGTTGGTAATATGAAGCTTGTAGACTCTGGTCGAGTGGCTATAGGAAAGAAATCATATATCAGAACCGACAAAAACAAGTCATATCCAACGATTTACAACCTTGGCGGTTGGAACTATGGCTGGTCTACTGCAACTAAAATAAACGATTCTTACAAGGCTACAAACTATATAACGAAATACGTTACAAAAGATATTTGTGCAGACCTCAAAGGGAAGCACCGATATATAGCTTCAAAGAACCTGCATGAACCGATAGAACTGGAACTGCTGCTATCTCCATATGATTGTGATAGATACGCTCAAATGACGTTCAATAATGATGAATGGCTTAAATATATGGTCCAGGACATAGCCAAAAATCACGGCTATGATTTCAAGTATGAATCTGTTGTGGATGGCTTCAAAAAGGCTATCTATCAGATATATCAAATCAACAATGAAAGTGAGGAAAAAGATGAATGAAAAAGTAAATAAGAATGTTGATTCAGAAAAAGAACTTGTCGGGATGCCTGTAGCGATTTACACACATTTTGACACAATGGAACAGAAACTTCTCTTTGAAGCTGTAGTGCTTCCAGATATAAGAGATGTACTTAACAAATATGCTTCTGTGCTTGGATTCATTGGAGTATCAGAAGATATTGAAAGATTTGAAAGTGAGGAAAAAAAGAATGATTAAAATTGTAGGATATATTCCAATGAAGAAAATAAAAGGGGCTGTGGTTTTTACAGAGAATGACAGCGTAAAAGATGTTCATGGCAAGTCGGTAGAGAAGTTATTTGTTTATGAGGATTTAGCCGACAAAATCACTGATAATGTGATAGGCCATGAATGTGTTGTAGCTTATGGTTGCGGATATTCTGGTAAAGCCTTTATATCTGACATTACTATAAAATAATTAAGAAAGGGGAAATGTCTTATGTTATTAGCTGAGACAGGTGCAAATACTATGACAACTGCTGTAACTTCGCTTATGAGTGTTGTAAGCACTGTAATGACTACTATTACTGGTAATGAGACACTTATGGTGTTCTTCTGTGCTGGTGTAGTTGGTATTGCAATTGGAGTGGTAAAGAAGCTTCGTACACGTTAGAAAGCCGTAATAAGGCGGTTGGGGCGGTGCTATTCACCGCCCTTTAAATTTAACTATTGTTAATTTATGAAAGTGAGGACTTATGAAAAAATATGGAAATATTCGTATTGCTCGGAGAGTGGCTTCTTTTATGTGTCTGTTCTTTGTTGCGGTGTCTGTTTTGATGCCTGCGCAGGCGGTGAGTGCTGATGCTCAAACTTATGTAAAGGTATTAAGTTTAGACTGGGAAAAAGATTGTGGCGATAACAAATATGATGGTAATTATTCTGCGTCAATGACTTGTTCCGTCAAATCGGATTATTCAGTTTATTCATTCGCTTTTAATAATGGCGGTACTGGTATTACTTATGGTTTTATTACCCGCGCTGGCAGTACTGATGTTGATTTATATAAAAATTCAAAACTTAAAATTACTCGCGGTGATGAAGTCATGCTACAATGGGATAATGCTGCTAGTGCATCCTCACGTACGTATGACTCTGTTACTTATATTTACTGTACTGGCCATTCTTTTGACCAGTCTGACGATGTCAACATATACGTTAGTTCTAATTGTGATTATGTCGTTACTACTGATAACTATGAAAAGTGCTGGACTGAACTTTTAAAAGTTCTTTCGGGCGGTACTTCTGACTCTGTTGTTAGTGGTAGTGGTTCTTCTCATTTGTATAGGCCTGTTGATAAATCATATCCTGAAATAGGATGTCTTGATAATGTGCAGATGGAAACATATTTTACTAATCGAAAAGAGGCTATTGATGCTGATGAAAATGCGGACTTAGCTAAAATTAATCAAGACAAGGTTATTGTATATAGTTCCTCTACAACTTCTGGTATTGACTTATCAAAGGGGGGGTATAAAGTACAACTGTATGGAACGTATGCATGGCAAGATAAGAGTGGAAACATAAAGAGTGAAGATAAGGGGCATAAAACATTTATTAAGGATTGGAATGCAGAAAATAATATAAAAGGTCTTGAACGTTCTAAATATACGTGGATTGACTGGAAAAATGCGAATGATATTGTTGAAAAGGATAAAACAGATAATGCACACAAGCCTAATGTGTTTGAAAAAATGACAACTTATGCAAATTATCAATATGAACCGATATGGTATCTGCGTATAGTTTCTCAAGATAATAAATATGGTGCATGGGTTAAATTATATAATTCTTCTAAAAATAAGGGTAAATATACATCTGATTCGGTTGATGATAATGATAATTTTGTTTCTGATTCTGACGGTGGGTATGATAAATCTAAGGATACTTCTGAGATTACTGGGTGGGGTGATACTCCAAAAGATGCGAAAGACAATGTGCAAAAAGCTGAAGAAAAGCAGGATAATAAAGATATTCAAGATGCATCTGGTGGCAGTAATTCAACCTTTGACAAGTTAGAAGAATTCATAAAAGGTATTGGTAACGTTCCTAAAATGATAGCTGATATATTCTCATTCTTGCCCTCTTGGTGCCTTGATGTTGTGGCTATTGGCTTTGCGCTCCTTATTGTGCTTTTAGTTGTTAAATTCATTAGGGGGTAGTTATGTTGTACGATATATACCAAAATGTATGTGTGCTTATTATTAAAGTGCTAAATATGCGTGTGCCGTGGTCGGGTAGTGTTCAGCCTACTATAGCGCAGGTAATTGTTTTTTCACTTGCAGCTATATTGATTGTCAAGTTTGTAAGGGGGTTATTAGAATGACTGTTGATACAACTGAAATATATGAAGCTGTACCAGATACGGAATTAATTGAAAATAGTGAGGTGTTGAATGCGCAAGATGAAGAAGGTATTACGCAGGATATTAAAGAAGATAATACGGAGGTTGTCGCGGTTGACAACTCGATTTCTGCGGTTGGCTCTACTGTTCAGACTGTAGATTATACATCAAAATTAGATGCGATTGCTAATGATGTACATATAATCATGTTTATATTACTGTTTAGCTTTTGTTGGTCTTGCATGAAATCGTGGCGCATACATTCTCTGAAAGGAGTGAGAAAATAATGGATGCAATTGTTAATTTGATTGTTGGTACTTCTACAACATTAGATGTATATGTTATGGTTAGGCTTATAGTGGTTATGATTTCACTTGAATTATTTGCTACGGCTTGTGGATTTCTCGGAGGTATGAAGTAATGGGATTTTTAATTTTTCTTGGTTTCTTGCTGTTGCTGTGGCTTTCAGTCATATTCAGAATTATTTGCATTCATCCTGTGAGTACAATCTTTTATGCAGTAAAGGATTTTTATTTTTGGATTAAACACAAGGGATATAATTTCTATGAAGCCGGATTGTTAAATTGTTATTGTGCTCATTTTGGCGGGGGAAAAACGCTCTCTATTGTGCATTATGTGACCTTGATTTTTAACAAGTATAATAATAAAATGGTCTGGGATAGAGGTCGGAAAAAATTTGTTCGACAAAAAATACATGTGATTAGTAATGTTGATTTTAAGTCAATTCCATATGAACCTCTTGCCAGTCTGTCGCAGGTCGTTTGCTGCGCATACAAAAATAAAGATATTGACTTAAAAAATAATACAAGGACAGTAGTAATAGTGGTATTGGATGAAGCTTCTGCTCAACTTAATAGTAGGAACTTTAAGACCAATATAGATGCTTCTTTTTTGAATACGTTAATAACTTCAAGGCATTATCATATTTCATTTATGTATTCAAGTCAGAAATTTAAGTTAACTGATGCCTTGATGCGCTCTGTTACTCAAAAGTGTATCAACTGCGAAAAGATATGGCGCTTCTTGGTGCAAAATGAATATGATGCTGATGAGGTAGAGTATGCATCTAATCCGACTCTCATTAAACCTCGCAAGCGTACTGGATTCCTTATTAAAGATAAAGATTACAATGCTTATGATACTTTGGCGGTAGTTGATAAATTAAAGAAATCTGTTGATGATGGTGACATGATGAGTGAAGAAGAAATATTGCAGATGCGTGGTGATCTGAATCCAGATAATGACCAGATTACGCATAGAAGTAGGCGCTTGAAAAAGTTGTTGAAATAGTGTAAAATCGAAAATAAAAAAAGGCGGTTTTACTATGAAAAAAGATTATTGTAAGGATTTTATTATTTTCTTGTGTGTTGTTGGTTTGGTTGGTTGTCTATATTCAATTTATCAACTTAACGATAGAATTTCAAAGCTTGAAGAATATCAAGTAGAAAATTCTGCTTCTCGTGAAACTGATGAAATTGTTAGGTTTCTTGATAGTGAACCTTAGATTGTTCGTGTAGTGCTTCGCGCTCAGGCTTGCCAGCGCGCAGCACTACAACAAAATGCACAAAATAACAAATTATATTGGCTCTGATCCACGTTGGTTCAGAGCCTTTTGTTGTGCATATTTAACAAAAAAATAATAAAGTATTTACAAACACATGTTCTTGTGATAAGTTATTGTCAAGTCAAATGAATACGGATTGCATCAATTCAAGATGTACTATGTCGTTCGATAAGAACGATTTTAATTAAAAGGTCATTTATTCGTTAAACT